TCTAGATTCACCTCTAGTTCAACGCAAATTCTTTCCACTTCGAGTACCACGAAGGCAAACACTCACACTACACTTACATGTCTCGACAATGTAATCTTCGCTCTGCTGGCAAAATTTCAAGATCCGTCTTGAAACAGATGAGACTCTCAGGTCCACCCGGATACTGGTCTGATCGACTAAAGCAAACGAGGAACAATATCGTCATGCACGCGATACAATCGCACTGCGATCAGAAACTTCAACACGAAGTAGCTGATAAACGACGATCCGACTCTTCAGATCAACGACTGATTGATGACTTCATGTCATTCGAACAGCCACTGCATCGAGTCAAACGAGACTATCACTACAACCGAGCTTTACGTGTCACAGCTAAACTCTTTCAACCGAAAGATAAGCTACGACCGATTCACTTTCCAGATCAAAGGTATTACCCTTGGACACTAAACACTAGTGCCGAAGCACCCTGGTCTTACCAATCAAACATTGGTTCACTGCTTTTACAAAAGCAAGCTGAAGGATTAACTACTGACAATCGTCGCTCATTTCATAACTTATATGACGAGATTTTCATCAAGAATCGCTTACTAATTCATCAAATTAAAGATGGACACGAAAGATTTTGGACTCCCACTGGCGAACCCGTAACTTACGAGTTTACCAATCTCCACGCACGATCACATATCGTCAATTCTGACGAGGATGACAAGATTCGCGCTGTCTTTGGCGTTACTAAACTGCTACTGATGGCTGAACAACACTTCATCTGGCCACTTCAAGAACAATATCTTAATGGCAAAACTGATTCACCAATGCTTTGGGGAAATGAAATGATTAAAGGAGGATGGCGAAAACTTTACAACAAAGTTTATCAAAATTCGAATCCTAATACAATCCTTTCACTTGACTGGAGCCAATTCGACAAACGCGCACTTCACGAAGTAATAGATGACGTCCATAACATATGGCGCTCTTACTTTGATTTCAATTCCGGATACATTCCGACTTGTTTCTATCCAGACTCAAAAACTGATGAAACTAGAATTGAACGCTTATGGCAATGGACGTGTTATTCAATTAAACACACTCCCGTATGCTTACCTAATGGACAACTGTTCATTTGGAACTACAATGGCATCGCCTCTGGGTTTCAACAAACCCAATTGCTTGATTCATTTGTTAACACCATCATGATTCTCACTTTACTGAGTAAATCAGGTATTAACATTGAAGCGTCAAATTTTTTCATTAAAGTACAAGGAGATGACTCTCTTATTGCTTTTTCTGAACAAATTTTTGCTCAACTCGGACCTAACTACTTGAGAAGACTGGCAACACTTGCCTTGGACTACTTTAACGCAAAGTTAAACGACAAGAAATCCCAAATCTCTGGAGACTTGAACCATATTAAGGTTCTCGGCTATAGCAATATCGCACTACGACCTACTCGTACTGACGCTGACTTACTGTCACATTTACTATATCCCGAACGCTCTTGGGGACTACCCGAACTAGCAGCTACTGCTGTTGGCATCGCATGGGCATCACTTGGATGTTCCAAAACCGTCTACTCCGTCTGCAAAGATGTACA